AAGGCGGGTGGGCTTTGGCTGCTGATTGGCGATTAGCTGCCGGGCAGGCGTAAAGCCCTTTGCCTTCAAGGCCTTGGGCTTCTGGTTCAAACTGTTGCGGTTCAAACTCATGCCGGATCACCTTCGATAACCCGTTGATCTTGCTGGCTTTCAACCGCCGCGCCGATGCGCTGGGCGATGGCCCCGGAAACCGCGATCATCACCGGCATCAGCGGCGCGCCATCCACCTGGATTGACTGCGGCAGGCGCTGGTGAAGATAGGGCAGCGCTTCCTTCAGGCACGTCATCTGCCGGTCGAAGGCTTCCAGCCGGTCGCAGCGCAGTTCTTCGCGCAGCGCATCCAGGGGCTTCGAGGCAATCTCAAGCAGCCGTTCAAGCGGGCTTCCGTGCTTCTCGATCAGCACGCGCACCCATTCGCGGGTCGCGCGGTTGCCAGCCCCCGCCGGGCGGCCTGGCCCGATCCGTGCCGGCGGCGGCGCCAGGTCCGGCGCCAGCGCTGGCTGTTCCACCACAACGGGCCGCGCGCCAGCTGCTGCGGCTTCCTTCACCGCGCGGCGTTCCGCGCGCTGGCGCTCTCGATGGCGCTGCTTCGGGGTCTCGGCGGTCATGGCGCCGATACCCCCTTTTTAATTCCTGCCCGCCTGAAACGCCCTGAAACGGCCAAGCGTTTCAGATGTTTCATAGATATATCCAGGAAATCTATCCCTTTTTCCTGTCTGAAACGGTTGAAACGGTGCGCGCGCGCGTAAGAGAACGCACCAAGGGCGCCACCTGACCCAAAATTCATTACATGCGCGCGGGAAAACCGTTTCAAGCGTTTCATGCGTGCCAAGCCTTTGAAATCATTGCCAAAACCATGAAACGCCTGAGCGTTGCAATGCGTTTCATGCGTTACCGCGTTGAAATCAAAGGATTTCCGCCCTACCCTGCCCCCGCAAGCCCTTCCCTTCCGCCAAACCCGCGCGGAATGTTCGCCTTCAGCCCTGGGGGCCAGGGTGGCGAGCAAGGCCGGGCTGCGCCTGGCCCGAGGGGCTTGGGCAATCATGCGGCGGCGCTGGGCTGGGCTAGCTGTTCGGGTGGTGAGGCGCGGCGGGCAAGTTCCAGCCCTTCGCAGCCAGGCGGGCGCCAATCAAGCCCGGCATCATGGGCCAAACGCCACACGGCCAGGGCGTGGCGGGTGGGCAGGCGTTCGCGCTGGGACCACATGCGCACGGCTCCGGCGGCCAGGCCAAGCTGGCGCGCTAAGGCTGCGGGGCCGCCAAGGGCGGCGATGATCGCGGAAACGGTCATAGGCGCGCACAATAGGTAACAGGTGGTTACCTCGTCAAGCGTCACCATCTGTTGAGGTGTTTTTGGAAGGGAAAACAAGCATGATTGTGAGCATGAGCGACCTCAGAACCCGCCGCGTGCTAATGGATCGGGTAACCGATCAGGCTGCCATTGGGCGGCGGGTGCGCGCGGCGCGGCGCGCTGCCGGGCTAAGGCAGCGTGACCTGGCGGCGATTTGCGCCACCACGCCAAACGCGGTGACCAATTGGGAAGCGGGAACAAGGCGCCTAGGCATCAGCCAGGCGGCAATGCTTCTGCCCATTTTGCGCGTGACTTTGGATTGGCTCTATTTGGGCGATGATCGCGGGCTTGACTGGGAAAAACGCGAAGCGCTGGCTGCCGCGCTGGCTGAAGAACCTGAACCTGGCGCAGCACCTGATCTGCCCCTGGTGCCACTTGTGGCGGCCTGATTCAGCGGAAGTTTTGCACCACCTGCAAACCATGCCCGCGGGCGTCACGCGCGCGCTGGAATATCGCGCGACATGGATTTGGCGCCTGGTGTTTTGGCCGATGGCAATAGCTGGGCTTTGGTTTGCGGCTGAGCTGGCGCAGATGCACGAATGGGCATTCTGGGTAGTGGCTTTCTTTGGCGTTTGGTGCATGCCATGGCTGCCGGCCTGGTATTGGGCCGGCTTTGCCAGGGTGGATTTTTGGCTGGCGTGGCGCCCGGCACGGTTCCGCGCGGCGCATGGGTTCTGGCCTGGCAGCGGCCATGGGTAACCATTGGTGATTTTTTTTCTTGCCTAGGTAACTTTTTGTGACGTATGGTCCGCCTGCCCGGCATAGGAGGCGGGCGGCAATGATCAGTCAGAAATTGAGAAATCTAAGCGCCACCTTCAAAAGTTGGGCCAGCCCGGTGGGCTTCATCCAATTAACGCGGGACCAGGCGCTAACCATGGCGCTGGTGATCGAAGGCTTGGCCGATCAGGCGGCGGGGCTTGAGGGGGCGCCAGTGCCCCCCGGCGCGATGGCCGGCGAATTGGCACCCAATGTCGTGCGGTTTTCCGATTACGCGGGGGCGCCGCGCCTGGCGCCAAAGGGTGCGGCATGATTACGGCCGGCCAAGTCACGCTCGCGGCGCGGGCCATCAAGGATCATGAAATCGCCAGCAAGGCGCTGCGGCGTTTTCGCGAATGGGCAGGCACCAGCCCTGAACCTGTGCCGGTGGAAGTCCGCACCGGTGACGGGCAGTCCGCCGTGGATCGGCTGCGGGTGGAAGTGCCGCGCCAGGTGGTGGAAGGCGAATTACTGCGCCAGGTCGCCACGATTGAAAACGAGTTGCGCGCGCTGGGCGTCATTTTCGAAGCGCAAGCGCCAAGCGGGAATGACAACCTGGTGGCGCTGCCAGCAAGGCGCGGCGGGCCGATATGATCAACCGCGCGATTGAAGTTCCGCCGCTGTCGCGTGATGTGGCCGAATGGGAGCTTGATGATTTTGATGGTCGGCGGCGGCGTCCCCTGCATGAATTGGAAGGGGTGCGCCTATTCAGCGATCATCAAAACGGCATTCGGCTTGTTTGGGAAATCGAAGGCAAAAAGCCGCGCGGCGTCTGCCTGAAAGCGCATGAGGCGCGCGCGCTTGGGCAGCTGCTGCTTGAGGCGGTGGATGATGTCGCACCCTATGCAAAGGCAAGCCGATGATCCCGGCGCTTGAAGATCGCCTGATTGCTGCGGGCCTTCCTGGCTATTCTGCCCTGTGGCCTAAGTGGCAAGTGGTGTTTTCACTCTTGCAGCGGCCCCAAGGCGCAACGGTGCAGGAAATTACTGAAACCCTTGGATGCTCAAGGGTGCAAGCGCAAGGCTATGTGCGGACGGTGCGGCGTAAAGGCTATCCCGTCACTATGCGGAAACGGGTCCTTCATCTTCCGGCGGGGGACTTATGATCCCGGCGCGGCGCGTGGCGTGCGCGGATGAAATCGCGGCCATGCTTGGCTGCAAGCCGCGCGCATTTCACGCGCGGCGCGCGCGCCTGGTGGCGGCGGGCTTTCCGCCACCTCTGCCGGGGCTGGGGTGGCGGTGGGATATCCAGGCTGTGGAAGCCTGGATTTCCGCGCAATCCGGCGCGCCTGGTGCTGCTGATCCTGGCGGGATCGAGGCGCGATTGATCGAACGTGCCGGGGCAATGGCAGCGGCCTAAAAATAATTTTAGGGCGCTGCATTTTTTTGTTGACAAGCCTTTTTTATTCCCTATAAATGCGGATCAGGCGAGGGATTGGCCCCGCCATCATGAAGGGATTACCCCATGTCAAACCAAGCTATCTACAAGGAAGTTACCGCCCGCATCTGCACCATGCTTGAAGCGGGCGTGCGCCCCTGGGCGCAAGGCTGGCAGGCGCAAGGCGGCGGGCGTCCGCTGCGCCATGATGGCACGCCATACAAGGGAATGAATGTGCTGAATTTGTGGGCGGCGGCGGCGCTGCGTGGCTTCACTGCGGCGCGGTGGATGACCTATCAGCAAGCGCAAGCGCTGGGCGCGCAAGTGAAGAAAGGTGCGAAGTCTGAGGCCGCGTTTTTTGTCGGCGCAATCAAGCGGACTGCTGAACGCAACGGGGAAGAAATCGAGGCAACCATTCCCTTCCTAAAAACCTATCGCGTTTTCAATGTGGATGAAATCGAAGGCCTGCCGGCGGAATATTACGCGCGGCCTGTGGTGGCGCGCTTGGATGATGGGCAGCGCCTGGCGGCGGTGGATGCCTGGATCGCGGGCACGGGCGCCAGCATCTCGCACGGTGGCGGCCGTGCCTTCTATGCTCCCTCAAGCGATACAATCCGCCTGCCTGAGTTTGGGAGTTTTGATTCTCCCGAGGCATATTACGGCACGGCCGCACATGAATTAGTCCATTGGTCAGGCGCTGCCAAGCGGTTGGATCGGATCAAGGGCAGCGTTTTCGGTTCGCCAGATTATGCCTTCGAAGAATTGGTGGCGGAATTGGGTGCGGCGTATCTCTGCGCTGATCTTGGGATTTCGGCTGAACCTCGGGAAGACCATGCCAGCTATATTGCAAGCTGGCTTAAGGCGCTGCGCGATGATCCGCGCAACCTGTTCCGCGCGGCAAGCTATGCCGAAAAGGCGGCGGGCTACCTGCACGGCTTGCAGGAAGGCGCCAGCCTGGCGGCGGCGGCGTGAAGGGGGGCGCGGTCATGATCCAGGAATTTATTGTCACCTTGCGCTTTCGCTTTCCGGCATGGAATGACAAAGCGGGCATTCGCTACACAATCCGCGCGATGAATAAGACGCAGGCGATAAGGTTTGCCAAAGTGCAAGCCGAACGTGACGGGCACCTTGGCGGGCACGCGGTAAGCCAAGGGCGCGCTACCTTCAAGGCTGAGGCGGCGGAATAGGTAAGGGCTGGCTTTGGCGATGGCAGCAAGCGCTGCCATCATCCAAGCCAATCAGGGCTTGAAACGGGAAAGGGTGGAAAGATGGCAAGTTGCCATTGGGGTGAAATGCACCAGCCGGCAAAAACTGTTTCGCAGTTGGTGCGGCAAGCTGCGCTTAATGCCTTGGGGGATGTGATCCAGGCGGCGCATGAAGCGGGCGACATCGCCACCAGAAACCGCCTCACTGATAGATGGCATGCTGCGCTATCGGCTGGGGTTGGCACCTCGCGCGGCATTGCCAGCCTTTCCCACACATGACCCCCTTTGAATTGCGCGCATGTCTCGGCTGCCTGCGCTGGTCGCAACGCAGCCTTGCGGAAGCGCTGGGCTGCGATGATCGGCTAGTGCGGCGCTGGGCGGCTGGGTCTTTGCCGGTTCCGCCTGTGGTGGCGGAATGGCTAGACAAGGCGGCGCGCTGGCACGCCATGAACCCGGCGCCGCAAGGCTGGCAAAGCCGGGGGCCTGGTGCGGGCGGGCGAGGGTAGCATGGGCGCGGCGCTGGAACCTCTCGGCAACCTCTCGGAACCTCTCGGCGGGCTCTCGGTGAATATTCACCGGGCAGGCGGCAGGGAGAAAACCGGGAGAAAAGAGGGAGAAAAGGCGGGAGAAATCGCGCTCAGTGAATATTCACCGGCGCGCTTGGTGTTTCCGGCTGCGGGTGCAAGGGGGCTTTGGTGTGTCTAGCGTGGGTGCAAAGTGGGAAAGGGCGGCCGAATGAGCAAAGCGGGCAAGGTGCGCCACCTGGTGGCGCGGGTGAAGGGCGGGCGGGAATATTTTTATTGGCAGCCAGCGCAAGCGCTGCGCTTGGCCGGCTGGCGCATGCAAGCGCTGCCAGGGGATCGCGCGCAAGCGCTGGCCAAGGCGGAAGCGCTGAACCTGGAAGTGGATGCCTGGCGCCGCGGTGAAGTGGCGCCGAATGCCCCGGCTGCGGCGGCGAAGCGGGGGCGGCGCGCGGCTGCGGGCAGTGTCGAGGCTCTCATTCAGGATTACAAGGTCAGCCGGTTCTGGCTGGCGCTGGCGGATCGCACGCGCAAGGAATACGGCTGGGCCCTGGATGTGATCGCGGCCTGGGCGGGGGATATGCCTGCGCGCGCCATCACGGCCCCGGCGGTGCAAGCCTTCTATGCGGGGCAGCTCCGGCGCGTGGAAGGCTCGGGCAAGGCGCGGCGGGTGGTGGAAACGCCAGCCCGCGCGGCGGCTGTGGTGCGGGTCCTGCGCCTGCTGCTGGGCGTGGGGGAAAGGCTTGGCTACCTGGCGCCGGGCGCCAATCCGGCGCACAATCCGGGCCTGGTGGTGCGGCGCAAGCGGGATCCGGTGCTGTGGTCGCCGGCGGCGGTCCAGCATATGGCGGCGGTGGCGGATCGGCTGGGTTGGCGTTCGATCGGCACGGCCATCCTGCTGAATGAATGGCTCGGGCAGCGGGAAGCCGATGTGCTGGCGCTGCCTCCCTGGCAACAGGAAGGCGGGGCCATTGTGCTGCGCCAAGGGAAAACCGGGCGGCGCGTGGTGCTGCCGGTGCACCTGGTGCCGCACCTGGTCGCGCGCCTGAAGGGTGAAGCGGCGCGGCCCGATGCGGTCCAGGGCCTGGCGCGGTTGCTGGTGCATGACAAAACCGGGCAAGGGTGGAATGAACACACGTTTCGCCATACCTTCGCAGCAATTCGGGACATTGCAGCCAAGGGGCTTCCGGCGGACCCTGATTTGGGCCTTGCACCTGTAGCGCCCATGCCGGGCTGCGCCCAATTGCGCTTTGCCGAGTTGCGCCATACCGCCGCCACCCGCCTGCATGAAGCCGGCGTGGATGAACAGGGGATTGCCACCATCACGGGCCACACACCTGGCAGCGTGCGGGCCATCCTGGATCGGCACTATCTTGTCAGGACAGAACGCGGCGCGGAAGCCGCATTCAAGCGCCGCTTGGCGGCTGAGGAGCAAGGCAATGGATGAGTGGAAACCGATATCTGAACGCCAATGGAAAACACTGGATTTGCCGAGGCGCAAGGCAATGGCCGAGTGGCAACCGATTGAAACGGCACCCACGGAAGGGCGGTTTTTGGTCTATGGCGGCACTTGGATCAGCGAAGAAAACCTTGAATGGCGCATTCCTTCCGGCGTGGCCTTGGTTCAAGCGGATGAAAATAGCGTCATCCGAGAGCAACGGTCCCCATTTTCGCGTCCGCCTGCCAGGTATTACAGCCCCGCCGATGGCGATTATTCAGGCGGTGGCTTCGCACCATACATCAAAAATCCCACGCATTGGATGCCGGTGCCAGCACCGCCTGGCGGCTGAGGGGGCGGAGTGATGGAAGAACGGACAGCATGCCTTCCGCCCGATGGTACGCTTAAAAATACAGCGCATTGGCTTAGGCGGCCCAATCGCGTGTCATCGGCGCGCTGGGCCATTTGGGATGGTGACGCTTGGCGGTTTGGGTTTGGCGGCCAAATATATGAGGGCCTTCTAATTATTTCCGCCTACCATAAAGAATGCCCAGAGCGTCTTGCGGCGCGTGGTTTTTTATATGCCGGGCCGGCTTCATCGGGTGAGGTGGATTGGATTTGGGCAGGGCCAGATGATAGGTAGAACACCCAGGGAACAGCTATAGTTTGAACTCTAGTTTGAACCAAGTTTGAACTCGGCCCGCCCGGCAGCTAATTTTTCAGTTGTAACCCTTTGAAATTGCTTGGTGGGCGCACAAGGATTCGAACCTTGGACCCGCTGATTAAGAGATTGATAGGTTTCTTTTATTTTCAAACTGTTTTCAAAGTTTGGTTCGGGCTGTTTGTATTTGATGCAGCTTAGCTTCATGGCGATTTCATTTGCGGTAGCCGATCAGCCGGATTGAACCGCTGGCGATATTTCCTGATGAAAAATAGAACCGCAAACCTGTGATTGCGCTTGCTGCGCCATAAAGACCACCGCCGGTTAGACTGACCAGAAAACCCGAACTAGTGAAATGCTCGGCGCTGATATTGCAATTCCACCGATCAGTGCTTTCTGGATTGTAAAAGCGGATCAGCCCGCGCAACCCTGGATAACCAGCCAAGCTTATCACGCCATTCCCACCACCCGCCGCTTGCGACAACGGAATAAAACCGCCGGCAGTATTTCCCAAAAGCGCAGTCGATCCAGAGCCAATACCCAAAATCGAAGACGCATAAGCGCTGCCGCCAGACTGCCATGTCGGCCCTGATCCAGTGCCAATTCTCAAACCCGCCTGAACATCATTGGTTGCAGGCTTCAGGTCCACCAATTCCAATTCATAACGGTCATAGGTGTTATCAAGATTAGTCGTGATATCCAGCGTCGCGCTGTTATTGGCGATGGCTTCCGCAATAACCACGGATGAGCCGCGCCAGCCGCTGCTTGGCATGAAAGCCACAACCACCCAATTTCCCGACCCAAGGCTTATTGCCTCCGCAGTATCACCAGCCGCCGTAGTGATGTTCGCACCGCCCGGCAGGATCAGGCTGGTCGCGTTATGCGTCAGCGTCAGCGCCCCAGCAAAGCGCAGCTTGCGCGTCACGCCATTTGCCGCCGTGCCGAAACCGATGATGGTTGTGGTGCCGGTGATCCGCAGATTAGCTGAAGCAGCGGCACCAATATTCGTAGTGGCAGCGCTCGGCACATCAATTTCCGCTTGGGGTGCAATAGCCGCGGTGATTTGGGCATCCACATACGCTTTGTGTGCTGCTTGGTTCGGCGAGGCGGGATTAGCTGCAGGCAAAATCAATGCCCCGGTCATTGTGTCGCCAGCGCGCGCCACGGCTTCCAGCAGCGTTCCTGGCGCCCCAGCGGCATACGGTTGGCCTTGGGCGTCAAACGCCAGAAAGCGACCCGCCCGCGTAACTACCGGCGGCAAAGCTGGCATCGGGCCATCTGTGCTGGGGAAGATCAGCGCATTCTGCGCATCGCGGGCGTTTTGCTGGAACAGAACGCGCAGCCGGTTGAATTCCGCTTCCAGGGCTGCGGCCGGCAAATCACCGCCGTTCACGAATTGCGTGCTGCGGCCGGAAGGCATGGCCGAAAGCAGCACCAGAATATCGCCAACAGTTGCGCCGGTGGTAAGCGTGATGCTGCCGCCTGCCTGGTCGCCGGCGCCGGTCACGGTGTAATCCGCGCCGAGCGTCAGGGTGCTGACCACGCCAGAGCGTTCGCGCAACACCAGCAAATCAGTCTGGTCATAGATCGGGAAATCAAAGGGGAAGCTGGTTTGCCCGGCGGTGGCAATGAAGCGCTCTTTGCGGTCGTTTTCTGGAATGCTGATAATCGTCATTGGTCAATCCCTCAAAAAGCGGTGGCGGGCAGGATGCGTTCTTGGCCGAATTCTTCGCGGCGCCTTTGCTGCTGGCGCTGGATGAAGCCGGGGGAAAGGCTTTCGCGCAGCGAATTTAGGATCAGCAAATCAAGCGCGGGGCGCGCGTACCAAAGGCTTAGGAAGGGTGTATTTTGCAGCGCGATATTCAGCGCATCGGCTGCCTTGGCTTCACCATCGCGGGCGCGGGTGGCCAAGTTTATCACGCTGGCGGCGGTGCCGGCGGTTGGGCCTGCAAGAGTTTCAAGCGCCCCATTTCCAAAGCGATTGGTCTGCGCAAACAGGAAGTCCCCATAAATGCCCGCGCCGCCTGATTGCATCAGCGCTGCCAGCCAGGTGCCGGGCTTGTCTAAATCGCGCCGGTCATAGCCACGGATCAAATCCTTGGCGCTCATGGCAAGGTAGCCCGTCACCAAAAGGCCGGCCATCAGCGTGCCCATATTGCGCGCCTGCAATAACCGTTCATCAGGGTTATACCCCAGCAAAGCGCGGCCCAATACGCGGTCCGTGAAGGCCACGGGAAAGCCTTTGAATTGCGTGATAAAGCGCATGATTTCGCCGGTGGCGGTGCCGCCTTGCGTTCCCTGCAACATTAGGCGGCGGGTCCGCATGTCCTGTTCCAGAAAGCCGAAGCCCATTTCATCCGCGAAAAAGCCGCGCAAGCGGATTTCCAGGGCATCGCGGGTGCGTTCCAGAACGCGGTCCACCTGGTCGCCATAACCATCGCCTTCCGCCTTGGTGGCGGCGGCGCGCGCTTCCGCATTGGCTTCCATGCGGGCGGTGAATTGGTCCAGCTCCACCTGGCGGCGGTTCCACCAATCGCCAAAATCTTGCAGCCGGGCCTTTTCCGCCTGCGTGGCTTGGCGATTGATCGCGCCAATGGTGCGGCGCAGCGCATCCAGCCGGGCGCGCAATTCGCCTTCCGCCCGGGCGGCAAGGGTGGCGGGTTCCCCTTCATCCAAATAGCGTTCGGCGCGCGGGTCAAACACGCGCGCGCCTTCCGTGCCGGTAGTGCTGCGGATCGTGTTGGCGCTGCGCGGCGCGGCGGGGTCTGGTGCGGCTTCACCCCAAGCGCGGCCTTCGGCAATGGCAGCTTGGAATTCCGCCAATTCATCCAGGCGCAATTGCAATTCCGCCATGCGGTCCCGCATGCCTGCCACGCGGTCAGCGGCGGCGGCTTCGCCGGCGGCGTTGCGCTTCTGCAAGCGGGCAACCATCAGCATGGTGCTATTGCGGAAGGCTTGCACGCGGCGCGCTACCCATTCGGCTTCTTTGGCATCGGCGGCCTGGCGCTTGGCCAGGCGGTCCGCAAGGCCCTTTTGCATGGCTTCCAGATCAGGCCGGGCCAGGTCAATCAGGGTTTGGCGGGGCAGCGTTTCCAGCCGGTCCGGCGTGATATAGGCGCGGCCATCTTCCGCCTGCCAGGCGGTCGCGCGGATGGCATCCCATTGGGCTGGGCTGATATTCTGCTGGGCCAATACGGTGCGATAGCGCGGCGGCAGTGCATCCCATGCCTTGCCTGCATGCAAGCCCATTTCCACCGAAAGCCCGCGCGCGGCGCCAGCCTTCATTGCATCGGACCACCAAGACATGCCCTGCCAGCGGTAGAAGGTTTCCGTGATGCGGTGCATGGCGCCCATGGGCATGTCATCGGCAATGCCGGCGGCGGTGATGCGGTTTTTGATCCCATCCAGGCTGGCATCCAGGATCGCGGCGATTTCGCGCTGTTCGCCTGCGCCGCGCCCTTGGAATAGCTGGCGCAAATTCTCCCCCCACGCCGCCATGATCGGCTTGCCCTGGAAGGTCAGCGCGGCGGCACGCACCGGCAAATCGGTAATGCTGGAAATCACTGCACCGCCAAGCTTGCTGAGTGCCTGCCATTGCCGGATGCCGCTGGAAATCTGCGCCGCGCGGATATTCACTGGCACGGCGGTCAGCCCCTGCACTTCCGCCATGGCCGATGCAATGGCGCCTTGGGTTTTGCTGGGGTCTAAGCGGCGCGCGATATCCGCTGGCGCTTCACGCATCAACGTGGCGCGCAAGCGGTTCAAGGTGATCAGCGGGTTCGGCCCCAGCCGTTCCAATTGCGCGCTGGCTTTGGATGCAGTGGTGAAATGCGCCAGCATGGCATCGTGAATATTCCCGTTGCCGAAACGGTCCGCATAGGTCAGCCAAGCATCAGCATCAGCAAAATGCAGGACCCGCGCATGGGCCAGGCTATTGGCCAGATTGGCCGGGCCCACGCGGCCCGTAGCTTCGGCGGCCATGCCGTTCCGGTCCACGCCTTTGACAATGGTGTCATAGATATCCCGCAACATCTGGCGTTGCAGGGTTTCATTCATGGTACCGAATGTTCGTTGGTTATCCAGGCGCGGCAGAATGAAATCAATCCATTCATCCGCACTTACGCGCCCCACGCGGTCTGTGGCATGGGCCTGGGGGGACCAGCCATCAAGCCGGCCAATCGGTGCCCCCAGCTTGTTCAAATCCAGCCGGGTCTTTTCCGCCATGCCGGCATAAAGCTGGGCCAGGTCACGCGCGGCCTGGTTGCCAGTGCGGCCTGGTTCACCGCCCGCGCGCAATTCCTGCATTTCCCGCACCACGTCAGCGGCAAAGGCTTTGTCCCCATTCTGCACCTGGCGCGCGATTTCCGGGTTGCGCACCATGGCCAGGTTAAATTCCTGCAAATAGCGCGCGCGATAGGCCAGCATGGTGGCCGCAACTGAATGCCGGCCCCCTGCCACGTTGCGGCTGGTGCCTTCCAGGAAGGCCAGAAACGCGCGGTCTTGCCGCAAGCCGCCGGCAGTTAGCGCATTGATATGGGTCAGCGCCTGGTCATAGGCAATCACCTGCATGGCGGCGTGCTTGGCCCGCAAGGCGGCGGCAATCTGCGCCTTTTCCGCTTCCGCCGCTGCCAGCCCGCGCAAGCGCGCATCCAGATTGTCAATGTTCCCGCGCGCTTCTTCTGCCTTGCGCAAGTCTTCCATCTTGCGCAGCAAATCAACGGCGTCCTGATCTGTCAGCTTGTCGCCTGAAGCGCTGCGCACGGCGGCGATGCAATCGGGGGAAACGCCCATCTCAGCCTCGGATCACGCAGGTTGCGGCGGCGTCATAGGCTTCACCCATGCGCGCGGTTTGGTCTTGTAGGGCGCGGGCTTCATCCAGCGCCGCGCGCAATTCGGCGCGCAATTCGGCGGGCAGCGCATTGCCATCCAGCAAAACGCCAGCGCGGGTCAGGCTGCCATCATCGGCAATGTCCAGGCCCATGGCAGCGGCGCGGCTTTCCAGGCTGCTGGCGCGCGGCGCGGCGGCTTCAGCTGCTGGGGTTGATGGCGCTTCGGGTGGCGGGGTGGCGGCGCGCGGCGGCGGCGCGTAGCTGTCCGTAGCAAGGCCACGCAAGGCCGGGTCTGTTTCCAGCCCAGCTTGGCGCAGCGCGGCGGCCATAATGTCACCAAGGCCAGGCGGCGGCGTGCCAAACATATCTGGTTCGCGCGGTGCTTCGCTGGCCAGCCGGGCAAAGGCATTCAGCCGATCAGCGGTGGTTTCCGCCCCCACGCGGCCAAGCTCTGCCCGGATCGGCTGGCGCAGCAACAGGGCCAGCCAGGCGCGTTCAATCGGGTTAAGCGGGTCGAAGGCATCTGCCTGGTCCATGATGGCGCCAAGCGGTTTATTCTGGGCGCGCGCATCGGCAATGCGCTGGGCGGCCCGCACCAAGGCAGGCAGGCCATTCAATTCCGCCGCAATATCCCCGGCTTCAATGGCGCCGCGCAAGCGGGCCAAGGCGGGTGCGGCGGCCATCAGGCCGCGACCCATTCCGGCTTCCGCGTCATCAACGGAATTGATCAGGCGGTCCAGCAAAGGCGTGTCGCCATAAGCGCGGGCCAAAAGGGCACGCTCAACGCGGCGCACCCCATCCGCGGTAAGCGTGCCCCCGGCCGATAGGCTGCGGGCATCCGCGCCAGTCAGCCCTTGCACCAATGCGCGAATGAAATCAGCATTGGTTTCAGTCGTCAGGTCATTGGATCGCAGCAAGCGCAGTATGGCGGGCGTCAGCCGGGCGGCATCGGTGCGCGCCTGTTCGGTGGCGGTCAGCGCATCAATGGTGGTGACATTGCTATCCACCACCAGGCTGCGGCGCTGCTCCGGCGTCAGTTCCGTAGTGCGGCGGCGGATCAGCACGGGCTGGCGCATGGTGGCGGCGTCTTCAAACCCGGCCTGAACCAGATAGGCGCGATACGTTTGCGCGGTGGGCAGGCCCTGCTGATAGGCCAGCATCACCGCCATGGTGCGGCCATTGCCGCTTTCCACCACACCATCAGGCCCCACAATGGGGGCGCCGCTGCTGGTAAGCGGGCTGGCTTCCACTTCTTCCGGGCGCAGCATCACGGCAATGTCCCGCACCTGGGTTTGCCGTTCGGCCTGGCTGCGGTCTCGCGGCTGCAATTCCTGCGGAAAGGCCGGGTTTTCGTTGAAGGTATCCGGGCTGTGCGATGCAATCAGGCTATCGGCTTCCACCACTTCAAAGCGGCTTTGCACTTCCTGCCCGGCGGGCGTGGTGGCGCGATTGATCACGCCTGGCGCGGCGGGTTCCGTGGCGCCAATCGGGCGCGCGGCGGCGCGGGCGGATTTGCCGGCGCCTTCATCTGCTGTTGCCTGCTGCGCTGCGCGGAAAATCTGGTTTTCCCTGATCAGCGCTTCCACCTGGCTGCGAATGGCGGGCGGCATTTGCAGCAAGTCAATCTCGCCACCATCGGCAAGCTGGGCGGCGGCGGCATTCAGGGCGCGCAAGGCGTTGTCTTGTTCGGTTGGCGTGAGGAATTTCAGGCCAGGATTTTCCGCCAGCGGATCCGCTGCGCCACGCCGGCCAAGCACCGCGCCAAAGGCGCCGCCCAGCACGGCGCCGCCGGCGGTGCCCAGGCTCAAATCCTGCACAATTTCCGCCCAGCCTACATCATCGGCAAAATTGGCCCGGTCCGCGTAGATCAGCGGCGCGGCAAGCGTTTGGCCGAGCAGCGCATCAATGGCGCCAGTGCTTGCACCAAAGCCAGCGCGCGCTGCAACGCCGCCGGTGCGCGCGGCTTCGGCAGTCAGGGCCAGGCGGTAAAGCCGTGACCCTTCGCGCGCGCTGCGGGCAGCCGCCAAGGCAGGCCCGGCGAAAGGCAGGAAGTTTTCTGGCGTGGGCAGCGCACCCAGCACGCCTGCGCCAAAGCCAAGCGCCATATCCGTGAAGCCGGGATCGCGCGCGGCGATGCGCGCTTCCCTTGCTTTGCGTTCGTCGAAAATCTCTGCCCGGGCGCGGGCGGCGGCAATGGTCAGGTTCGGCTGATAGGGCAAGCCTTCGCGGGCAAATTCGCTGGCGGCGTAATCTTCCGCTGTCAGCTTGGCCAGGTCTGCATCCTGCGCGTCAATTTCCGCGCGCCGCACGCGGGCGGCCAAGGTGGCGCGGCCTGCCAGGGTGCCATCCTGAAAGCTGCTGGCGGCCATGTCACCAAGGAAGGCGCCAAGGCCAGGGCGTGTATCCAGCGCTTGGAAGGCTTCACCAATGGCAACGCCTGGGCCGGCGGCGGGCGCGGCAATCAACGGTTCATTCATCGGCTGGCACCGTTTGCAGGAAATCTTGCCAGCGGCCTTGGGCGGCTTCACGGTTGCGGCGCAATTGGCGGCGCATCCCGCTATCCAGCGCGTCCATCGGCTCGGGGCTGGCGGTGCGCCCCGTGAAGGGCTGGCCGCTGAAGATGCCGCGCGATGGCGCTGGGCCAAGGCCAGCCAGCAAGGCATCCTGTTCGGTCACCACAATGGGCTGGCCATCGCGGCCTTGGATCGGCTGCGGGTTGCCGCGCAAATAAAGCGCAAAATTGCCTGCACCTTCATCCAGCCACACCACGCGGTCCCGCAATACGCGGCGCAATTCCTGCGGTGCATCTGGCGCGGCGGCCAATATGTCGGCCAGCCGCGCATCGGCTACGGCCCGCAAGCCGCTGGTCAGGCGGTCAGGATTGGCGCTGGTGCTGGCGGAAACCAGCACGCCATCTTCGGGCCGATTGATCACCTGGCGGTGGCCGAATAGCTGCTGATAGGCTTCCCGCACCGCGCCGGTGCTGGTGTTGCCTGCCTGGCCAGCACGCACCATGGCGATGTGTTGCAGGATTTCACGCTCACGCTCGCCAGCCGCAACAAAGGCGGCATTGCCGGTGGCTTCAGCTTGGGCGCGGCGTAGGCCGCCCAAGCGGTCCGCGCCGGCGGAAAACCAGCCGGTGCTTAGGCCGAATTGCTCATTGACGGCGGTGATGATTTCGCGGCGCTGGCCTGGTTCCAGCGGCAGGTCGCGTTCCTTGATCGCCAATTCGGTGGTAATGCGCTGGGCGATTGGCGCGCTGGTATTGCGCGCCACACTGGCGCCAATGGCCAAGTGATCCGGCAGGCCAGCATCTTTCAGGCTGGCCAGGAATTGCGCGCGCGTGGCCGGTGTGGCGATGGTGGCGCTAATGGCGGAAAGCTGCGCTACGCGCGCGGCGTCATTTTGCAGCTGCGAAAGGCTATAAACCACGGCATTGGCGAAAGGCTTGGGCAGGATGTTCCGCTGCTGCGGCGGCACGCCAAGGCGTTCCTGTTCCGCCGCGATGCTGTCCAGCAAAACGGGCAGGCGCTGCACATTACCAGCCTGCACTTCGCCTGCCAGCACGCGCAGCGTGGGGGAATTATCCACCACAAAACCGGCGGCATCGTCAGCCAAGGCGCGGTCACGGTCCACCAAGGCGCGGCGCCACGCATCCATGGCGCGGGCGTTTTCCGCCGCCTGGTCCCCCAGCACGGCCAAATCGGCTTCGATGGCGCGGCGTTCTTCCGGGCTGGCGGTCGCGGCCATGGCGGCAAAGCGCGCGCGCCGCACAAGGTCAAAGGCTTCGGCGTTTTTGGCATCTGCCCATTCGGGCCGCTGGCCAGCGGCGGCGGCTTCTTCGCGGGAAACAACGGTGAATTGTTCCGGGCGGCGCGGATCAAATTCACCAGCCTGGCGCGCAAGGCGGCCCATTACTTCCCCAACCGTGGCGCCGCGTTGCAGCAAGGTGGCATTGGCGGCATTGTCGAATGCCTGCGCCGCGCGGGCAGGGCCAGCGGCGGCGGCATAGGTAGTGAAGGCATCGGCTCCGGGATCGGCCCGCACCATGCCGCGCCAGCCGGCGGCGCCAAGGACCCAGGCGGCCCGCGCATCCGTATAGGTCAGGCCCCGGCCAAGGTTATCGCGCGCCCATTTGTCCTGATCATCCAGGAAGATGCGCGCAATGGCTTTCTGCGCTTCGGGGTTGTTCTTATCCAGGTTTTGCACGCCAGCGCGCGCGGCGTAATCACGCCATAGGCCATCGGTAATGCCCAGCAGGCCGCCGGCGCTGCCGCCGTTGCCATGCTGCCCAATATCTGGCCGGTTGCCGCTTTCGTGGCGCGCCAGCATGGCAATGGCCCGGTCAAGCGTGAATGGCCCGGCGGCGGCGGTGGTGCGGGTCACGGCTTCCGTCACGCGGTCCGCAAGGGTGCGGTCTAGCGCGGCGCTTTCAATCTGCGCGCCGCGTTCGCGGGCCATGGCCCGCACCTGCATGGCCGTGGCGGGATCGGCGGCGAAAAGCGCGGTGCCTGGGGCAAAGCGTGCCGCAATGGCCGTGGCATCCTGCGCGCTGGTCAGCGCCAGCAAATCCTGCCGCGCCTGCCAGCCGGAAATCTGCGCGGCTTCGGCGGCGCGATAGCGCGGCACGTCATACCCAGCGCGGGCAAGCTGTTCATCGGTGATGCCGCTGATCGGCTTGCCGCTATCCGCAATGGCCTTTTTGTCGGCGTCAATCAGCCCGGCAATTTCGGTGCGCGCGGCATTGCGCGCTTCCGTATCCACGGATCGCTGCTGGGCCAGGTCGCGGCGGAATTCACCAGCCATGCGCCGCGCCATGGGTGGGGTGATACCGGGGATTTCCCCCTTTTCGCCGCGCGCTTCAAAATCTTGCACCCAGGCTTCGGTGCGCGGGCCTTGGGCAAACAGGCCGCGCGCGGTGCCCAGCGCTTCGGTTTCCTGCGCGCCTTGCAGGCGTTCCGTGATCTGCGTGACGGAAAGCGCACCGGCGCGCGTGGGGTCCGCCGGGATTTCCTGGCCATTCAGCGTGAAGGCTTGGCGTGGCCCAAGGGCAATCAATTCCTGGCGCAGCGCAAGCTGTTCTCGGACGATATCGCCCGTTGCCGCCGGGTCAGTGGCGCCAGCCACGGCGGCCCGTTCAATGGCCGCGATGCGGCCGGGCAGGGCTTCATTGAAAGTGGCAATACGCTGGTCTTGTGTGCGGCGTTCCAGCGCGGCGGTCAGGTTCCGCTGATAGGGCTGGGCCAGCAATTCCAGCGTGGGGCGCAGCCGGTCCTGCAAGGGCTGCGGCATGGGCGCCAGCATGCCCTGAGTATAGGCCTGATATGCCTGGCTGAACGCGCCGGGGTCGGCTTCATGTTCGCGGGCCAGGCGGTCCAGATTGGCGCGCGCATCAATTTCCAGGCGCCGGCCTGAAGCTTCCAGCGCGGCGCGATTGAAGGCGGCGCGGTATAGGCTGCCGCCATCCTGCATCTGCGCGCCTGGTGCTGCGCTGCCCGCATTGAAGCCAGCCTCGGCGGCGGCGGCCTGCGCTTCCTGATCATCGCGGCGCGCGCGGGATGCCAGCACGCTATTGATCCGGTCTGCCAGGGAAAGCAGCTGCGGCCCGCCGGTTTGCGTGGGGGAATAGCTGGCCTGGGGCATATTGCCGGCGGGATCAATTGCGGCGCGGGCGGTGAATTCCGGCGCGGCAGGGGTTAGCGGCGGCATGGCTATTCGCGCCTGACGTTGATGTTGACTGTTTGGCCCGCGCGGCGGGCGGCTTGCCGGTCCAGATTGTCAAACAGGTTCACGCCAGCGCCTACGGTGCCAGCAACGCTAGTATAATCGGCGCCGCTGCCGGTTGCGTCTGCTTGGCTGGAAAGCAGGTTGCCTTGCGTCAGCAGCTGTTCCCTGCGGATGGTGGTATTGGCTTCGGCCAAGGCCAATTCGCGTTCCGCCACGGTGCGGGTGGCATCCGCCACGGTTTCTGGCGTGCCATCCAGCGTCAGGCCAGCGCCGGAATATCGTGCGTTCTGGGCGGCCAATACACGGGAAAGCTGGTCACGCATGGCTAGGCTTTGTTGCAAGCCCCGCAAGGCTTCCTGATCTGCGGCAAAGCGGCCCTGCTGCGCTTGGCCCTGCTGCACGCGCGCCTGCATGCGCTGGGCGGATGCGCTTTGCTGCGCCCCTACCACGCCAAGTCCTGCGGAAGTAAGCGCAGCGGCTATGCTGGCATAGCTGGCCAGGGCCGCCCATGAAGTGCCTGTGGCTGTGGCTGCTGCACCCGCACTTGCGGCGGTGCTGGCGGCAGCCGTTCCTGCGGCGGCAGTGCTGGCGGCAGCCGTTCCTGCGGCGGCAGTGCTGGCGGCTGTGGTGCTGGCAGCGGCTGCTGCCGGCAGAATATCAGCGATGAAGGTCATTTATTCATCCACCTGCACGGTATAGGCCAAGGCCAGCAATTCCAGCGGGGCGGGAATGGTTTGGGACAGTTCAACATTTTGCTGCGCGCGATAGCCCAGCAATCCGCGTAGCCTGATATCGCTGCTGAAAATGGGCGGTGCCGTATCCAATGGCGCAACCGGGGCTGCGCCCACCTGGCGCAGCACCACGGGCTGGCCGCGCAATTCGAAAATGCCGGAATTGAGCACGCGCGCCGTGATATCGGAAATGCGCGCGCGGCGGCCAATCAAGGGGCCGCTTTGGTCGCGCGGTTCGGCAGGCAGGGTTTGCACGCGGGTTTCAAAACCCAAACCGATTTCGGCCGCATTGGCATTGCGCGGCAAGGTAACGCTGCCGCCGGCAATGGTGGCTGTGCCCAAATACGCGTTATCGCCAATCTGCTGAGCGACAAGGCCATTCAAATGCGCAAGGCCGGTCACGGCATCGAAAGGTCCGCCGGTGGTGCGCTGCACCGCACCATCCGTCAGGCTGGTTTCATCCCATGTTTCAATGCGGATGGCGTTATTGCGCAGCACAGCGAAAAACACCTGGCCGGAAAGCAAGGCAGCGGCGCTTTTGATCTGGCCTGCGGTTTCCCAGCGCGTGAAGGCCACCACTTCCTGACTGCGAAGGGTGGTCATTACGGTCACGGTGCCATCGGCATTGACCAAAAGCACATGATCCGCGTCGTCATTGCTCGCGCTGGTGCGTGCGGTGATTTCGATGGGCGATTTGATTAGGTGCGGCGCAAGCAAGCTGGCCAGGCTGGATTGCCAGGCCGCTTCCGTATCCGAATACAGGAATTGGCGCAGCGCCGCGCCGCCACGCTGGATGAATAGGGTGGCCCCATCCACTTCCGCCATGGTGGTATAGCGCTTGATCCCGCGTCGGGTCTGCCCGCGCCGTTCCACGCTTTTGGGCGTGATGGGCACGCCTTCAATGGTGTGTTCCGCGCCGCTGGTAAAGATCATCAGGGCGCGGCCTGATGCCATTTGGTGAATGGCGTTCAGTTGGTCCGTGTCAATCGTGATATTGATGGCTTCATCATCAAGCCCGGTGCCCACATTCAGATTGAAAAAATCGCCAATCTTGCTGGCCAGCATGGTGGCTGGGCGGGATTTCAGGCCGCCAATCCACAAGCGTCCGTCATGGAAGGTTCCGCATTCGGGCCAGCCGCGCGTGGCGGAAATAACGGCTTCGGCGCCGCTGCCGAAGTTATAGGTTGGAATATTGGTGAAGGTGATTGCGCTGCGCGTCCATGTCGTTTCCGTGGCGCCGCGCTGGATTTGCTGCGGCTGCATATCTGGGTGGAATAAAAGCAGCGTGTCCGCGCTCTGGGCGAAGTTCATTTGGCTGGCTTGCGTGGCGTTCCATGGGCAGCCTGTGACCGTGGCCAAATAAGTGCCATCGGCGCGGAAAACATCAAAGGCCCCGCTGCGAAGGGCGATGCAATAAGTCTGGTCCACATTAAAAGCGAAGGGAATCAGCCGCACCCCATCAAGCCCGCCTGCAAGGCTGTATTGGTGGCGCATGCCAGGGCGGCGGCGCAGCCCGCCTTGGGGGCGGACCAGCATGTTTCTGATCAGGGCAGCGCCGCTATAATACCGCGCGACTTCCGTGCGCGCGTTCAAGGCGGGCGTGAGTTCCCCGGCGGTGAAGCTGGTTTGCTGGGTATATACTTTGGGCATCAGCGGCCCCAGCGGGCAGTGACAAGCGGCGTGGCGCCAAGGGTCTGCGGCGTCTGCTGCTGGCTATCAAAATGCCGTGCCTGGCGCATCAGTCCGCCGGCGCCGTTTTCGATGGGTGTGCCATAGGCGCGCCGATAGAAATAATCGCCTTTGTCTGCGCCAGCACCCACTGCAATTGCAAGATCAGCGGCAAGGGCATGGCGTGCCAAATTGGTGAACCAGGCGGGCCAGGCCGCGCTATCAATCTGCACCTGATAATCGCAATAAAGCGTTTCGTGGTTTGATAGAATGCGATTTTCAAAGATTTCCCACGCATCCGCCGGCGGCGCCGAAGGGGCGGGCCGCACAGCACGAATGAAAATGGCTTCTGCCGGCTTGGCGTGCTGATAAGCCCATTCGGTCAGCGGCGCTTCGGCAATGCGGCCGAGCTGCGCTTTGCGCA